AACTCCGCTTGTCCGTAATTCATCCATCCATTGCCGCCTCAAACAACTTGACTTGACGATCGTTGTCGAAGCGACATCGGACATGATCGCCCTCGCTGTGCCCCTCGATGGCATCCACGATGCGCCCTCGAAACTCATAGAAACGGTCCTGCTTTTGCCATGCACGCAACGCCTCCCGAAGTACCGGAACTGCGTAGTTCTTGCTGTAGTACGTACTCAATTCACCCCTCCTTTTGCGGGTCGCTCCGCTTGTCCGCAATTTCTTGGACAAGATAGTTGTCGATCAACTCCCCGTCCGAGTCGTGAACGTCGAACATCTGGCGAGGGTGATCTTGGTATCCGGGCGTCGGGGTGACAACCACAGTGTCTCCGTGATACATCCCCCCATACGTCTCGGCCGCTGCAAGTGGGGTCTCCGCTTCGATGTGCTCAGCCCAGTTCTCCATCTCCTCAACTTCGTACAGTGGCATCTCCTCCCCCTTTCCTCATCCGTTCTTTTCGGCCCGCAACGGTGCTCGTTCGTATCTCGGCCAAGATCGCTCAACCTCCGCTAGTCCGTCCGGGGTTAGCGCGTAGGCGTGCGGTGATGTTCGTTGGTCAACACTCAGCCACCCTCGGCTGACAAGATGTGGCACGTAGTAGCGGACCCATTCATACGGAACGCGGGCATGTTCGGCAATGTCACGCTGACCAATGCGGTGCCATGCTAGGTGATCGTGCCCGCCGTCCTCAACGCTATGCTCGTCAATCGCTTTGAGTATTCGACGCAAGACGGATTCGGTTTCGTTGGGATGGATCACGGTGTCTCCTTTTGCGGGGAACTCCGCTTGTCCGCAAAACTTCGGTAGTCGTTGATAATGGCGTCCTTCTCTGCGCTGAGTTTCTTGTGGTCAATGCCGAAGAACTCAGCAAGGAGCGATTGCGTTGACTCATAGACCGGGTAGGCGTGCTCACTACCCTCAACATAGTGATGCAGGGTGTAGCCCTTCTCGTGCTCCAACCATTCAAGAAACTCGCCGCACTTCTGCGACTCATCTCTAATGACGCTGAGCTTTGCGTGTTCTGGATACGTAGTGTTCATTGGTTCTCCTTTTGCGGATAAGAGCCGTTCAGCGCAAGGTCTTCGGGCCGGACCCCCGATCTTCGCCGCCGCGCATCGAGAATCACCTGCCGAGTTCCACTGTCGGGAGCGGGCAATCCCTCAAGTTCCCTGATGTACGCCAGCAGTCGCCCAATCCGTGCCTCCAGCGGCCCGCGGACCTCGGTGGCGACGGCATCGGCTATGCGCTGGTTCGCCTCGCGGTCCCAGTCGCTGAGGTTGGCCCATGTCGTCAGCCCAGACGCTGCCCTGGCGCTGAACGACCCTCGGTAGAACGATACCCACGTCTCGCGGACCAACCGCCCCAATCTCTCACGCTCGGTCATGGTGTCTCGCTCCGTTTCGCTGCCGTCTCCGCCGCCGCCACGTAGAACGCCAGCCGGGTCGCCGGGTCGGCCACGTCCAGCGCCGTCGTAATCCTTCCGATCGTTCGCAGCGACGGCGCCCGTTCTCCGGTCATGAGGCGCGTAACGTGGCCGTGATCTACCCTGATTCGCCGCGCCAGTTCTCCGTAACTCATGCCGCGCTCATCGAGCAGGTCCGCGAGCAGCACGCCGAACGGGCCGGCTGGGTCGCGCTTGACTCCGCTGGTCATGGTCAATCTCCCTCACCCCAGCAGTCGCGGTGGTAGACCAACGTCTCGCCGTCTCGTGCGCCGCCCTCGATGGTGCCGAGAACGTAGTGCTCGCCAGCTTCGATGTCTTCGCCGCACGACTCGCACGGTCCAAGGTTCTCGGTTGCGGTGTCGGTCAACTCGCGAACGACGTCGCTCATGGTCAATCCCCCTGGATCATCACGTAGGCGTCGGCGAAGCGGCGGAATGTCGGGCGCTGCAGATGTCGCATGTCGCGGTGTTGCCAGCGGCTGAGCGTGTAGCGCGAGACGCCGGTGTGCGCCGCGATCTGCACGTCGCTCCAGCCCTGCCGGTGCAGCGTGGCGATCATGCCGCGCACCATGCGGGTCATGTCGCGCTGCTCGGAGAGAACCGACAGACGTGCCCGACTGAGCCGTCGCCAGCGTCGAAGGCGGGCGCGCTTGCACGGTCGGCAAACCGCCTTCCCTTGGTAGTGCCAGAGGTCTTCTGTCGAGCCGCATCTGCCGCACTTCACAGCAATCCTCCAAGCATGAGCACGCCCTGGCCGAGCCGCTCCCTGATGGCCATATCGAGATAGGTTTCGGATAGGTCGATGCCGATACTGTTCCGGCCGTGCAGCCGGGCAACGGCGCACGTCGTTCCGCTGCCGACGAATGGGTCGAGCACCGTGGCCGGGACCGTGGGCGCGTCGCATCGGCATTGCGGCTCCCAGCCGACCGTGCGAGTGTCGATCTGCGGACCCATGCGGATGTCGTAACTCCCGCTGATCGCCTGCGCCGTCTCGGCGTATTTGCCGTTGGGCACATTCCCTGCCCTACCGGATCCGCTGCCGAATGTGGTGGACTTCTCCACTAGGCGCCTCCACGGCGTACCGCATTCGGCGCAGACGCCCTTCGCGCTGGTGCCGGCGAGGATGGCGCGGCGGGGTATCTCTGGGGGGAATGTGGCGAAGTGGGCGGCCGGAAATGCGGACGGGCCGAGGTGCCAGACGGAGCGCATGTTGCGGCTACCACCCACGTCAGTCCATTGGTTGTCGTTTCCTCGAGCTGAGCCGTCTGCGTTCTGGTATGTCAGACGTGGCGCTCGCTTGAATCCGTTGCCAGACGGATGATCGCTAACACTCTGCTCCTTCACCGCCTCAGCGTCGTAGTAGTAATCGGCCCGCTTGCTCAGCAGGAACACGTACTCATGCGCCGTGGTCGGGCGGTCGGTGACGCTCTCCGGCATCGGTGCGCGCTTGCTCCAGATGATCGTCTGCCGCACGTACCAGCCACCTCGGTTAGCGTCGATGTGCTCACGCTCTAGGCGCTCCACCTCGGCGGCGATCCTGTCGGGCCACTGGTCGCGGCTGTCGTAGCTGGCGGTCACGGCGTCGATCCACCGCTCGATGTCGCGCATGTGGGCGGGTGACGCCGCGCCGTCTGACCGCAGCGCCAGCGCGACGCTGAACGGCACGAGCATCAGGTCTTTGGGCTTGCTTGACTTGTCAGTAACGCGGCGATCTCCGAACGTGCCGCCGTTTTCCCAGTAGCCATGCTGGACGTTAGCGCTTGCCTTGCGCGTGGCATTTGTCCCGGCGTTGAACGAATCCCCGATATTCAGCCAGCACGTCCCATCGTCCCGCAGCACCCGCCGAACGCCGCGGAAGATCTCGACCAGATGCTTGACGTAGAGATCCAGCGTCGGCTCCTGGCCGAACTCACCACGCCACGCGCCGCAGTGGGCGCAGAATGCACCCGCCGTCACAAGACGCTGGTTCCCGTCGTCTATAGATTTCTTCCTCGCCCAACGGCGACGCTCGGCATCCGTCGCATCGCCGCCGCGTATGCCAGAGTTATTCCCGATTGCTACCTTGACTGACTCCGCCCCCCACTCATGCAGGCACGCCGGATCGCCGCCCCATATCTGCAGCTCGGTGCCGTATGCTCGAAGTCCGTAGTATGGCGGGCTGGTGACGGCGCAATGGACCGACGCTTGCGGCAGCGCGGCGAGCACCGCCCGCACGTCGCCGGCGTAGAGCCGGACACCGCCCTGGTCGTAGTGCGGGATCACACCCGCTCGCTCATGCAGCCCGTCCATTCGCCGGATCTTCCCATTCCCAGAGGCCCGGATAGCCTCGCGTCGACACTGGGGGCATCACCCGCTGCACGTCGGCCAGCACCCACGCAAAGCGGCCCGGTTCGTAGAGGCCGAGCTCGTATTCGTGCGGCATACCCAAGTTGCCGTCATTCATAATCGCCACGAACGTCGGCGTCATCCGTATGCACTTCACCAGTTGACAGGTAGCGATCACCGCACCCCACGGCAGTTGATTGATCCCGTCCACGTCATGCGCGGCGAGGATGGATTTGTTCGGCTCGATCCAGAGATCGTACGACCGATCCGGGTGGTACTTACCGGCGTGGATCGCGAGTTGTCCACGGTACGGCGTGTACCAGTCGCGGGTCTCGATGCGCTTCTCGCCCCAGGCGATAAAACTCGCCCACGGTTGATGAATCGTGAGAGCTTTCACGCTCGCTCCTTGGCAGGCAATGCCCGTGGTCGCTCAGTCTCCGCCGTCAGTTGCGCCTCGCGTTCGGCCCAGAGCGTCGACAGGTCCGCCTCCCGCAACGCCCGCGCTCGATAGGCGCCGTAGGTTTCCGAGAATCGGTGTTTGTCCGCTCCTGGACGTTCGCTCATCGCCAACGCCCGCACGCCGCCTATCGACCGCACCGCATCCTGCACCGCCTTCGGCGCGTCCCATTCTGGGGCTCGGTCGGGAAAGTACGTATCGCGGATGCGCTGCTCGACGATCAGCCAGGCGTCCTCCGGCGACGGCAGTCCGACCAGTTTTTCCGCGGCGATCTGACGCAACTCGACCGGCTTGGGCGGGAACGGCTTGCCGTGCTTGCCGTACTCGGCCACGGCCAGCATCACCGCCGCGTAGGGCACGTCGTCGAGCGCCATCGCCCAGAACAGCGGCGTCTCCGCCAGGATCGTCATGTCGGGAAAGCCGGCTTTGATGACCGCCAGGACGAGGCCCGTCTCGGACGTGTTCATGAATCCTCCCCCAACCGGGCGCGCAACTCGACAATCTTGTCCTCGTGATAGCGGATGCTGCGCTCCAACTCTTCCCGATCCATGCCGTAGCTCGTCGTGCAGTGATAGCCGCCGCATTTCTGGCAGAATCCGACGCCGATCCACTTGCGGTGCGCCGGATCATAAAGGCCAGACACATAGCCGAACTCGTCTGGCTCCACGCTGCAGTCGATCACTCCGTCATGCCTCCCATGCGCTTCAGGTCGTCGATGGTCAACTCGCCTGGGCGTTCGCGGCGACCACGCAGCGGCACCGGCGAACCATTGGCGTTCATTTCTTTCGAGCGGCGAATCCAGTTTCGCCACGTCGACACCCAATCGAGCTTGAGCCCCTTTTGTCCGGGCACGGCGAGATAGTAGTCCTTGAACCGCGCTGTCTCGTCGAGCGTTTGCAGCGACGACATGCCGATCTCGGACGACCACGCGAACATCTCCGGCGTCACTGCGAAGTCATCAGGTAAGCGAGTGGCTTTTTTGATCGCGAGTTTTGGCGCGTTAGCGCTCTCTCTCTTACTAACCCGTTCAGGGTTAGTAATGGGTACGGGTACGGGTACGGGAGCACCTGTGACACTGCCGTTAGTTGCACCGTCAGTAACGGCGTTACTATCAGCGTTACTCATAGTGTTAGTGGATGGTTTGTCACGATTCCTCCATGCGGACTGCCTTCGAGCGTTGTTTTCGCGCTCTGCTAGCACTTGTTCCCTCGACGGTTGATAGTCGAGGTAGTCATGGATGCGATAGCCGCCCTGTTCGGCGGTCCACATGCCGCACTCGACGAGGATGTCGATCACCCATTGACACTCAACATCTTGCCCGTAGTAGCTCCGCGACACGCCGATGACGTAGATGTCACCTTGCTTGTCCTCGATCTGCCAATCGAGCAGCGTGCGTGCAACAGCGCGCGGCACGAAGCCGTCTGTGAGCTCACGGTTGCAGTAGCAGAGCGCGGCGACTTGCATCGCCATCGCCAGCGGGCCGCTTGCGACGACCTTGGGATGCGTCGCAAATCGGTCATCAATCCGTACCCACGGCATCAGCGCTTCCTATCCCACACCGCGGCGCCGTCCTGGCCCGTAGGCCCGGACGGCGCGCCGCTATCCGTCGTATCGTCTCGCCTGCTGCTGCCGGTCGATGTCCGCGTTCACCGCGGCCAACACTTCCGGCTCGAGTTCGGTTTGCTCCTCCTCCACCGGCGGATAGGTTGAGTCCATATCGTCGTCGGCTGGTGGCTGCGCCATTATACGAAGTCGGGCGATCTTCTCCCGTACGACGTTGCGATCATTGCTCTCGACCCAGCCGTATATCGACCGCAACTGGTTGGCGGTCGCATCCTTGACGCTGCCGAGGTCAAAGGTTCCGGTCACGAGCGCGTGGACGCCTTCGTGACCGTCGCCACGGTCGCTTACGGCCTTGTGAAGTTTTCGGTTCCAGTGGATCCACTCGCCGTCGCGCTGCCGCTCTGCCGGTATCTCCGGCTCGGCGGCGCTCTGTGTGGCCCTAGGAGCGTCGATGTTTTTCGAGGGAGCATACGTCTTGCCCGCCCGTTGCGTTGAATCTCGTGGCTCCTGGCGCGTTACAGGGGTATCGACGATGCGATCACCCTCCGCGAGGTCTGGAGCGAACTGCGTGCCGAAGCCAAGGGCGGCCAGCGCACGGCCGATCGCCTTTGTCTCCGCCTTCTCGATGAAGTCCTTGAAATCCCCTTTTGTCTCGCTTCCGTATCCGGTGGCGCTGCCAAGGATTTCGCCATCCTCGACGGCGGTCACTTCGGCTCGAAAGATGGCGAGCTGATCGGTGAGCGTGACGTGTTCGGCGGTGATTCGGCCGTGCGGATACTTGTCTCGGAACCAGACGAGTCGCCACTGCACACCGAGATAGTCGGAGCCGCTGACCTTGGTGAGATGGCTGGATGGGTCGAACACCCGGTCAGACATCATCGCCCTCCGTCGTCCACGTCATCAGCGGGAAACTTGCGCTCTCGATCGTCTGCTCCGTATCCATCCCAGCCTGATGCGCTGCGTAGGATGCGAGTTGGCAGGCCATCGAGAAAACGACAAACCAATCATTCCGCGTGTGCGGGTCGCGCCCCAGGAGGTGGCACGAGGACGCATCGAACTGCAACTCCAGCACGCTCCGTTCCACGTCGTCACTGGATATGAGGACAGGCATGGGGTTTCCTATGGGTACGGCTGGTACGTGAGCCCCAGCCACCAGTCGGTCAGCATCACGAAGGCGATCAGGAACGCGACCGCCACCAGTAGTTCGATCAGCGCCTGGCCGAATCGTCGCCACTCATGACGGCCGCGCTCCCGGCTCGTCATGACGGCCGCTGTCCTGTCCGCGCCGCGTGCCGGAGGCAGTCGACGCAGACCTGGTGATCGTTATTACGGCAGCGCAACCAGTACATGTGCGTCGCATGGCGCTCGCGCTCGCACCATGCGCAGACGCGGAGTTGCTTTGCCACCTCAGTCCCATTCGCCGAGGCCGGCTGTGTGACAGCGGGGTACCGGCGCGCAATCACGGCAGGACTGTATGTCAGGGCCATCACAGCATCCTCATTCGGCTAAATCGCCACGGCCAGCGCAGCAAGCGCCGACGTCGGTAGCGGTTGACGTGACGATAGATCGCCAGCGCGGGCAGCTGATCGCTCATGCCGCACCGCCTTCGGCGACGCCATTGGCGCGGGCTCGCTTCAACGCTTGTCGCCGCGCCCTGTCCCGCTTGGCCTTGGTCTCATCCGCAATGAAGAGCACACGAACGTGCGCCCAGAACGCCGGATCAAGCCAGCGCGGATGAAGGTGCCACGGCTTCACCTTGCTCCGGATCTCCCACTCGTGCGCGCACGGCAGGAGCGTGCGATTGTGCGCGTCATAACTCCGCATCGTGCCGCAGATATGGCACTTTGCAAGATGGTAGTCAGGCTCCATGTCATGTATCCTTCCGGTGGGAACGTGAGACGGCGAGGCGAGCAATCGTCTCGCCGTCTTCGTGACTTGACTATGGCGTCGTGCTAGTCGATAAGCACCTCCTCTCCATCATGCGTGAACGAGCACCACGCCCGCCCGTTGTGCCCCTGCCGCCCATGCGGCACCCCTACCGTTTGTCTCGGCTGCGCGGCGCTGGTCAATCACGCAGCCAAACACGGACGACAGGAGCACAACGGAAGAGCTCGGTAAGCAGACACCACGCCCGCCCGTTCGACCGACCGCCGAGAAATTCCCCAAAGCCGTTTGTACGCATTCACCGCGCGCTTCCGACACGTCTGATGCGACAACATTGCCACGCGGCAATTGCACGACTGGCGATCGGTCGAACGGAAGAGCCCGATGTCACGCCCGCCCGTTCGACCGACTACTGCCAACAAGTTCCCGCTTGACACCTGCCGGGATGCCGTCGATTTCATCGCCGAAAGGGGGCAGTAGTCGGTCGAACGGGAGAGCCCGGCAAGGGGCTTCCCGGTGCCGGCGGGGAGGACACCCGCCGGCGGAGGATGGAGGATGGTGGAGCGCGACGCTCGCTGCGCCGGCATTACGGAACTCATCTACGTGGCTGCTTGTTGGGTGGCGGCGCGGATCATCTGCTCAGCGTCATGCCGATACCAGCGCAAGTCGCCGCCGTCGATGACCGGAACGCGGACACCGACCCACTGATCGTCAGGCACCAGAAATGCGGCGTTACGCATGAGTTGGCACAAGAATGGGTGGCGCTCCTCGGCGATGCGTGCCGCCTGTCGCCAGACGCCCGCCGACGCCTTGTAGATCACCGTCGAGACGTATCGACCCGTGCCGAAGCACTCATCACACGTCACGCCTTCGGGGTGTTCAGCGAGGAAACCGCGACCGCGACAGACTCTGCATTCCATGACCGGCGCTCCTTGGGTTGGTCGACGTGGTGGCAAGCGTACCGCCACGGTGCGCGGACGTCAACTAGCCGAGCCGCGCCGGAATGTGGGCGTGAGCACGCGCCTCCATCTCGTCGAAATACGCGCTGGCAGCCTCGCACCCACCGCATCGTGCCGCGCGTCCGAGGTCATCAGGAGCGTACCGGACACCGTGCGGACAGTAGACACGCGGATCGAGAATGCGGCCCAAGCGCGGGTGATCCACGTACACGTCGCCGTCGATGACGTAGGTCTGAATTTCGCTGGTCATCCTGGTCACTCCTTCGTGTGTGCGTTCGTCCTGGCTGCCTGCGTAGTATGACAGACTGTGTAAACTTTGTCAATAGAGAATATTGACGCAATATGGTAGACTTGATACATGGAGATTCAACGATGACCGACACGCCGAAACTGCTGACCATCACCCAGGCCGCCAGGATGCTCGGCGTGAGTCCGAGCGGTCTGCGCCGCTGGGCTGACAAGGGCATGGTTCGCACGATCAAACTGCCGAGCGGATACCGGCGCTTTGAGCGCGCCGAGATCGACCGCCAACGCGAGGCGATGGGGTACGACCCGCAGCCGATAGAGTCACGGCCTCACCCGTACCGTGAGTTGTCGTGACCAAATCTCCGCTCCAGCCGTGAATGTGGCGGTGAGCAGATAGCTCCGGCCACGATCGCCTCCGATGATGATGACGGTGAGCCCGTCCGTCTCGTTCGCCTGCAACTCGACCAGTGCGGGCGTCAGGACTGGCGGATCGGTGCCGAGCCGTTCCATCGTCACCGACCGGCCCGTGATCGTCTTGCCGGCTGCAAACCGGCGCACCATCCGATCGCCGGTGGCAAGCGTCACCACGGGCGGGATGACGTGCAGATTGGTCGCTATCGTGTGCTCAATCATCGTTAGTCTCCACTGCTTGCTGCGTAGGTGAGAGTGTGTGTGCCGGCAGCATACTCCGCGTCGGTGTCGCCAGCGTCATAGGGAGCGGCCACCACCGGCCCAGCTAGGTAGACGATCACCGGGCCGGTGATCGGCGCTCCTCCTGTTAGGACAACCGCGCCCGCCTGGGCGGTCGCTGTTGCCGCGCTGGCGATCATTGCCGCGGCTCCACTGGCGGCACCAGTAAGCGCCACGCCCTCGGCTTGTGCCGTTGCGGCGGCGGCGATAGCAGCGAAGACGGCAGCCGCGTCGAAGGTGACGCCTTCGCCCTGCGCGGCTGCGGTTGCAGGGGTGGTCGTAAACGTGGCACCGGCGTCGAACGTGACCGCTTCGCCCTGCGCGGCTGCGGTGGCTGCGATCACGGCGAGACTGGCAGCTGCGCCGGCACCGAGCGCAACCGACCCGGCCTGTGCCGTCGCGGTCGCTGGCGAGAGCGTCAGCGACGCGGCGGCATCGAACGTCACGCCTTGCGCCTGCGCCGTGGCGGCAGCATCTCCGGCTATCAGCCGTGCCGCTGTGTCGAACGTGACCGCTTCCGCTTGCGCGGTTGCCGTTGCCGCTGCGACGACCAGCCTCGCCGCTGTATCGAACGTTACGGCCTCGGCCTGCGCCGTGGCTGTTGCGGCGCCAACCGTGAACGTCGCGGCCTGCGCCGCCGCGAGGTTGACCGCTTGCCCCGCTGCCGTCGCCGTCGCCGGCGCGATCGTTAGGGCCGATGCTGCATCGAAGGTGATCGCTTGCGCCGCGGCTGTGGCGGTGGCCGGCGCGACGGTGAGGATCGCTGCGGTATCAAAGGTGATAGCCTCGGCCTGCGCCGTCGCCGTCGCGGCCGTCACCGTCAGGGTGGCGCTGATGCCGCCACCACCCCCCGTCAGGTCGACGGCCTGCGCCTGTGCCGTCGCCGTCGCCGCGGCCACCGTCATGTTCGAGGCGGCGTCGAATGTCACGTCCTCGGCATCGGCTGTCGCCGTCGCCGTCGCGACCGTCAGGGTGCCGGGTGAGCCGGGCGGCGTCGGCGCGGTGATCCACTCGACCTTGACCGTGCCCGACTCTTGATAGAGGACGCCGAGACCGGAAAGGCCGTTGATCCACTGCGGGCAGACATCGGCATCGGCGAGACCGGAGAGGATGGTGATGTCGGTGCCGAACGTATATGGTGCCGCCGCCGTTGTCGAGACATCGTGAAGGAAGGCGTTTGCGGTGCCCCACACGACATGCACGCGCCCCGCCGAGCCGGTGCCGAAGAACGAAACGTCGGTGCTCGTCAGGTTCGGCGCGACCGAGGTCGAGATACCCTGCACGGCCGTCTGCGTGCCGAGCGTCGCGCCGATGGTGCCGGTGTAGCCGTCGATCTCACCGCCGGTGTCGCGTCCGATCGCGAAGAGGCGCTCCGCCGTGCCCTCGTGGTAAACGGCGCTGCCGGCGTAGCGCAGTTTGGCGGTGGTATGTGCCGTGGCGTCGAAGTCCGTCTCGGTCCCTAACGCATTCGCCGCGTTCAGGGTGCGGTAGGTGTTGTCGTTATTCGTGTTGTCGGCGTAGGTGAAGTAGGTCCGGTCGGCGGAGTCGATGGCGACACTATTGACCCAGGCAGAGGCCACCGCCTGAACCGCCGCATTGAACCACGACGCCCCTTCGTAGCGGGAATAATTGAGGCCGGTTGCGACCACATGGAAGAAGGCAATGACATCGCCATCGGAGCGAACGACGAGGCCGACGTTGAGGGTGTTGGTGATGCTGGATGCGCTGACGTTCGTGCCGACATCCGTGGTTTCCCACGTATTCGTCGCCGTGTTGAATCGGCGGACGCGGCAGGAGTTCGCGGCGTTGAAGTAGATGACGTAGAGGTATCCCGCGCCGGTCCGACCCGCGCCCTGGAGATAGCCGGAGTAGGGATGTGTAGCGGAGAAGTTGGTGGGCGCGTTGGTGTTGTCGTGCAGCGTCCAGGTCGTGCCGTTGGTGGAGCTACTGACCTGGAGCTTGCCGGTGGAGGTGTTCTGACTGAGAACGTAGAGGGCCGACGCGGTTGCAAACCCGGATCGGCCCGCCCACGCTCCGCTATTCGCTATCCGGCTGGTAGTGGCGACATTGGATGGCACTGCCTAGGCTACTGATCGGCGAAGTGTTCATGCGAAATGTTCACCGTGACCACCACCGACCCCTCGGGCGTATAGGAGTTTTCGCTCAACGCCTCGGCGGCGCAGTTGCCGGCGTCAGTCGCAATCGCAACCGCGTCGGCGTCGAGACCCGTGAAACTGCGCTCCTCAACCGCTGCATTGCCCTCCGGGTCGAGGTAGTGGATCGTGGTGATGTAGCGAACACCCATGGTGCCCTCCTGTTGCTAAATGGTGGCAAACACCCGGTTCAGGAAGTTCTCGGTGGACTGGCTGGCGACGTTTCCCAGCGGAAACTTGCAGAGCAGGTTGTCATCGACGCCCGTCAGGCGGAGCTCGCTGCTCGGCACGCCGGGGAACTGGCCGAGCACGAGCACCCCTTCCTCGCAGCCGCCCGCCGTGTCGAGCAGGATCGACGTGAACTGACTCACGTTGCCTTCGGTATTCGTCAGGGTTCCGCTGACATAGACGAACGGCCCAGTGCGGGCGAACGTCGCGGAAGGGTCGGTGACGGTGCCGACGAGGTTGCCATCGAGGTCGTAGAGTTTCGCCGTGCCGGTCGTCTGCGCCGACGCCGACGGCGCACTGAGCGCCATGACTACCAGCGCGACACCAAAAACGATTGCCTTCTTCACCCTGTTCCCCCGATCCGTTAGCCGACCGTGACCGTCGCAATGCCCGCCGCAGGGATGTCGAACGTCCACGAGGCATCCGTGGCGCTCACGTCGACGTCGCTCTGGTGATAGGTCAGCAGCGGGTTGGTGGCAGCCGTGCCCGGCGTGATGTCGGACACCACCGCCGTCCGCGCCGTCAACGTGCCCGTCGCCGTCCAGACCACATCCGCCGCGCCGAACATGATGACATTGGTTGCCCCGGTGTAGGTGTTCGTCTTGGTGCCGAGGTTCTGCCCGCCAGCGGTGTAACCGTTGGCGGTGCCGAGTTCGTTGGTGACTTGGTTTCGGTAGATGTGTGTGTCTTGGTCCGGCGTGTACGTCACCGTATGTAGCGTCACCGCGATATTGTCGGCGAGGTAGTCGATCTCCTTGTCAAAGGCGCAGACGATCGCCTCACCGTACCACCTATTCGTGACTGCCATGTGTTAGCTCCCTTTCGCGCTTGATGTCGCTGCGTTGATCTTCATGCGGGCCGCTTTTGCATTCACGCGACGGGCGGCCCATCCGTTCTCGCGGATCTCTCGTATCCGCTCGTGAAGGAGCAGAGCGTCCGCAATCCGGTCCGCATCCTCGAACTCCTGCCGTTCCCATGCCTCTCGGTGGTCATCTACCAGCGCCGCGTGGAGGGCACGCCCGAGCACGATCTCCGGGTCGATCCCGGCCTGGCCCTTCGCCCGGATGTGACGGTGCCCCTTGACGAGTTCGATCACCGGCTCGTCGACCCACGCGGCGACCCCGGTGCCGTGCATCGGTCGACGACCATCAGTCATCCGTGCAATTCGCCAACCGTGGATCACCTCGCCCGTAAACGGCATATTGACCTCTTGCTCACTTCCCGGCGGCCGGCGTTCCCGGCCAGATACAGTTCCCGACCCCATACGAGCCGACGCAGATCTCGGTCGGCGTCGGCGTCGGTGGGATCGGAATGCGTTCGCAGGCCGCCCCCGGCGTCGCCGAGCCCTCCCAGCACGGTGGCACCAGCGGCGTCGAGGTCGGCGGCACCTCGCCCTGCCAGTAGCATAGATCATCCATACCCAGGTCGTAGCTGCACGGCCCCGGTGTCGGCGTCGGACTGCCGACCGGCTGCGTTGGTACGTCAGTCGCCTCGACCACGATCATCTTGTCGGGCAAATTGACCACCACCGACGCCGGACTGGCGCCTCCGCCGACCTTGCGTGCATTGGTCCCGGTGCCTGAGAACGTGGCGAACGCCCAGACGACGAGGCCACCCAACACCAGGAACACGCCAAAGTCGACCCAGCCATTTCGCCCCTCCGACGCCAACCGCATCACGTCGACCCGTCTGGTACTGGGTTCTGCCCCCCGCTCGCCGGCGCTTTGCCGATCGCCGGAACGGCCGGCACCTTGTCCTCCAAAAGATTCTGCACCCCCGAGACGAGCGCGATCATCCCGGCGATGATCGCCGAGAGGACCGTCGCTTGCAGGAAGTTTGGATCAATCACGACATCGTCGCCACTGCCGACGGCTTCCTGCATCGTCTGGAGCCACGGCACGAGTGTCAGGATCAGCGACCCGACGAACGCCTGTACGAACGTCCGCAGCGCCCGCCGTAGCCAGTCGAAGCGCAGCGACTCCATTAGAGGGCCGATGCGATGTACAGGGCCAGCGCCACGATCAGCAGGAGCGCCGCGATCAGGTAGACGATGTTGTATCCGTTTGGCATGGCTCGTTCTCCGTTTCTGTTTCAGTGCATTCCAACCGGGTCGGGTTGATCTCATGCGGTGGCTTCCGGCCATACGGGTCGAACTGTGGATCGGTGATGCACTTGCATTTCATGTGTCGTGCTACTCGATCGCGAATAGGACGATGAGTCCAATGATGATGATGGCAGCGACGATGTAGACCCAGCGATTCGAGTAGTCCATCACTGAACCCCTGCGCGGATGCGCTCAGCCGCACCGTCGTAGACCTCGCGCATCGTACTCGCCGGCCACGACCCCAGGAAGTCCGCATCGAGGTAAAGGTGCGCGACATAGGGTGGCTTGCCGCGTCGCACCGAGACGATGAGCTCAGCCGGCTTGCCGTCGACTGTCGCCCGGTATACCCGGTCCCACGACTGCCAGCGGATTACTCCTGCGACGTGACCCATCGGTCATACGACCTCGCGGCGTAGAATCCAAGTCCATACAGCACGGCGATAGCAACGACCAGGACAATCAGCCACACCCACGCGAGATCCATCGAGGTCCATCCTTTGATGTCGTTCGACGATCCGCTCCTTGCTGGAATGGATCGCAATCGAGATCCATAGTGTGTAGTAGAGGATCGCGACGGTGATAAAGACAATGGCGTCGATCAGCATCACCACGATCCTCCACTACGCACGATCAGCCTACGTCCACTTGTAGCTAGACATGCACTGCCTCCTTTCTCGTAACGGGATCAGCGACCTCGCCCACTTTGAGAACTCCGTAGTAGATGGCGCGCTCGCGGATGTGCTTGGCGATCTGCGGCAGCGGCATCCGCACCGTGTCGTTGAGGTAGACGATCCGATCCCCCTCTTCTCCGATGTACGCGCCGTTGCTGAGCCAGCGCGGGACATGGCCTACTTGATAGAGCCATCCCATCGCGCAGCGTGACGCGCCGCTAGGCGATACCATCCTGCCGAAGTGTTGCGGCGGGTCGCTGCGGAGCTTTTCGATCCACGCGATCGTGACGGCCTGCTCACTCATGGTTACCCTCCTATCTTACGGTCGTCGCCGACCCGGATCGTCTCACGCTGCCGAATGAAGGTTCCGTACGCTGTCCGGTAGAGCGCGACATAGCTAGCATCGCCGGGTTTGAGGATCAGCCAGTCCACGTCGAACACAAGGCCGGCGGTCACGTCCGGGCCGACCCGCTCGTCGGTGCGACCGTCGAAGTGGCGGAGCCGCGCCGTCTGCCGCACGGCCTTGGCACGGTCGCCGACCCATACGCCGACGTAGCCGGTGCCGAACGGAATCAGCGCAGGGATGGTCGATACGTCACCGCTCTTGTATTTGTCGAGTTCGGGAATCGCGAGCGGTGCCGGATACGTCGTCGGCGGGTCAGGTGGCACCGGCGGCAGCGGCGGCGCGACGTTGCCCATCTTGCCGAACACGGTTTCCAGGCCGTTGACGACGGCCTCGGCGTAGACGTTGTTGACCCAGGTCGGGTCGTTGATGAAGGCCCGTTCGCGAGCGACGTCAATGCTGCCCGCCTCGATGATCGTGCGCGTCGTCTCGTCGCGGAATCCAAGTGTGCCGACGAACTCGCCGAGCCGGTAGCCCTTCGCGCCGACGCCGGTTTCGTCCTCATTCATCACGCCCGGTGAATGGCGCGTCCAGTTCAGCATCCCGACTGTGTTCGTCGCCTTGACCGCATCTCTGATGGCGACGGCGACGGCGATGTCTCGACTGTTGTTTGTGGCCACATCAACCGAACTGCCCGGAGATAAACCCGAGGCGTCCGGGTAGATCGCGTGGAATCCCGGCGAGGCTCCGCCGTTGTAGTGTGAAGATAGGTAAGCATCAAATGGCCCGTATGTATCCGAAAGCTTGACACAATGGGATGCGGCTTGCTGCAATCCGCCTGCGGTGTAGAACGTGGGGTCACTGTCACCGTCCATCTGTTGCACGATCCATGCCTTGCCGCCGCGCCGCTCGATGGCGCGCTTAATGGCAAGACATGATGGGAACGTCCAGTTGATCTCGTTCGACGCGCCGCCCCGGTTCGTGTTGCGGTGTCCGGCGCTCAGAATGTACTTGTGCGTCGCCATTGCTGGCGCTCCTCTCTTCCGTTGCTGCCCCTATTCTAGCAGGGTGTCATGCCTGCTGATCTCGGGTGTCCTGATGCGTCTGCCGCGTGTCCTGCGCCGTCTGTCGGTCGTCCTGCGCGATCTGCCGCACGTCTTGGACGCCCTGCCGACGAGCGACGCGATCCTGCCAGCGGAGCTGGGTGCGCCCCTCACGCTGAGGCAGGCCGCCGAGGCGGTTACGGATACCCTCGGCCAGCGCGCCGACCAGTGGCGGGCCACAGGTCAGCGCCCATACCGTGGCCCATGCGAACGCTGCGAGCATAGCCATAAGGATAGCGGCGTAGAGCCAGTACGGGTCGATGGGCGGCTGTGATCCGACGCCCTTGATGGCGCGGGCGGCGAAGAGGACGCCGATCAGAAAGAGGCCCGTCCCCATCGACCAGAGGACGCGCCCGATCCGGGTTCCGAGCGTCGTGTTCAGGGTGCGGTCAACGAACCAGCGACCGATGAGGGCAAGCGTGACCAACCACCCGCCAAGGACGATGGTGACGAAGGCGAGAAAGACAAAGAGGACCAAAACGAACTCCTCAGTCTCCAGCATCGTGCCGCCGCTCCTCTTCCATCGCCTTGAGTTGATTGAGCACCGCCCGCTCCAGCCAGGATCGGTCGACGCCCTCATCGAGGATCATATGCTCGATGCGTTCGTTGAGCTCGCTAACCAGGCGCTTCGACTCCTCCGCCGCCGCCGGCTCCGCGGCGGCCTCGTCGCAGTAGGCAAACATGCAGTGGATTATCTTCCCCATCCGCTTGAACCATTCAATCACTGCGAAGTTTTCCGCTGGCGAGTCGTGCGCTGGACTTCCTCGTACACTTTGAGCCGGGCGAGCGCTTGCTTGTTGCCATCGTCGATTTCTTTGCGGAGTTCGCGCTCTCGCTCCAGCGCCTCCTCTTTGTCCTTGACGCACTGGCGATAGACCCAGCCCAGAACCACCCACTGCTTGCCCAGCCCAAGCAGTGTAAGGGACAGGGCCGCAGTCAGGAATGAGACGACCGAGGCTTTGTCGCCATTTTGGATCAGCCATGTCGCAATCCCTTCCACACTTACCCATCATCCCGGAACTGAGCGACGCCGGCCCGGAGCAGGTCGTTCAGATCCCGCACCCACTGTTTGTGGACAGCTGCCGGAATGGGCGACGCGGCCTGCAAGAGCGTCTGTGTCGAATTGCGATAGGCGACGAGCGCGGCGCGCATCTCCGAACGCGGCACCGCCGACCAGTTTGCAAACAACGGCGCGACGTCGGCGTCGGTCTGGATCAGCAACTCTCGCTGCGGAGGGCTGCCATCAGACCCATTGACATAGCGCAGGCTGACCGCGCCCACCGTGACGCCCTGCCCGGCGAGCCAGGCGTGGACACGAGCCGGGTCGATCTCCGTCTGCTGCGCGGGTATGGCGACAACGACAACACGCGGCTCCATCACAACCCCTAGATGTGCGAGAGGGCAACCCGCCCCCAAGAGATTTCACGGGCGGCGGCGGTCAGCGTCGTCAACCGGACGTGGGGGATGAGAACGATCCCGGTCCTCGGCATGTTCGTCGTGTGCGTCGCCACTAACACGTCATTGACCCAAAAGCGGATTTGATCGTTGCTGCTAAAGGTGTTGTCCTGAACATGGATACGCAGACGGTAGTGTGTCCCGGCAATAACGCTCGCGGTCGTCGTGGTGGCGGTTCCACCGCTGGTGCCATCGTTCGACCAACACCGCCAGAATGCCGTGCCATCGACATCGGTGGCGTAGCGGAAGCCGGCGCCGTCGATAACCGGGTCGCTCGACGTGTGGATCGATCCAGAGAACAGACCAACCCAGAGTCGGTAGCTCGTGATCGTGGTCGGCAGCTGAATCGTCGCGACAAACTCGGGATCCCAGTCTTTGAGCACGCCCCCGCCGTTCATGCCGGTAAAGTCGTTGAGGGTGGTCGTGGTTGTGTGTTTGGTCCACGGGCCGAGCGTGTTGTCGACACTGCTCACCGTCGCCGTCAGGGTCGGCGCAGCAGCGAACCCCACTGTCGTCACCGTCGCGGCGCCGAGGTTCGCAAGGAATTGCATCTGTCGCTTGTTGTTGAGCGTCAGCCCATAGTGGTTGACGAAGCCCGTGCTATCTCGAAAGAGGGTGTCGCCGCGCTGCGCGGTGTCGATAACGACGTCGTCCAGGTCGGTGAGGTTGTACGCTTCGAGCGCCGTAAGCCGGTCCTGAATGGCGATCTTCTCCGGCCCGGTGATGCTGCCCGGTATCCCCGGCGTGCCGACCTCAATGATCTTGATGATAGCCATTAGCGCGTCACCTCCCGGTTGAGGGTGACGTTCCCCTCGATGATCCGCTGCGGCACGCCGAAGGTGTCGACGAGCTCCAGGTCGTAGTAGCCGAGCCCCCAGTCAGTGAGCGGCGAGGAGATACTACCGAGCACGGCAAGGAGCACGTTGTACTGGTTCGGTGCCGAGCCCTGGATGCCGACCTGAATACGGCCGTTGCCCGTCGTCAGTTCCAGCAGGACGGTCGGCGACTCCTTGCTGGCCCGTATCTGCATCCGTGCCGTATAGCCGGCCGTGTTGAGGTACGAGCCGTCGTCCAGTTTGAGGCCGAGCGTGCGATACCAGTCGCTACCCTGCGTGATCGAGTGTTCGCCCGTAAAGTGCCAAAGCGCCGGTAGTGCCATATCACGCAACCCCTGTTCGTAGCGGCGTCGCTTTCAACTTGAATTGCCCGTCACTGATAAAGTGGCTGGCGCTGATGTTGTTCTTGCAGTTGATCGTGCCGGTCACGGTCGTCACGCCCGAAACGGTGGCGCTCGTCTCGCATGACACAGATAGTAGTGCTACGTCAGTGGAATGTCCGTGGAATGTGCCTAGCACGCCCTCGATCTGCGCCGCCGCCGAGACGAAGGCGCCACTAGCCGGAGCGGCCGAGATATTCGCGAACCCGGTCGCCTCCACCAAATACGTCTTCGTCGTGTCGAGGCCGGCGAGCGTCACCCGCAGCGACTCGATCGGCGTGCCGTTCGCGGTCGTATTGTTGAATGTGCCGACCGCGCCGCCGGTGCGCGAGGTGCGTCCGACAATCGGCGTCGTGACGGCGTGGGTATGGGTGTCCTCATTCGACTCGATCGCCGTGAGCCGGTCGAGGATGCCGGTCTTCTCCGGCGCTGTGATGCCGGCGCCCGCAGGTCCAGGCGTCCCGAGTTCAATGATGAGGATGTCTTCGCCCCACGGATCGCTCATGTCTGCGTTCCCACTACGACGCCGTCGGTATCAGACGTCGGGTGCCCGGCCTTGATCCGCAGGTCGCCGGTCGCATCGATCCAGAGGTGCCGCGTGCCGATCATCAGGTGCGGGTAGCCGTCCCACGCCGACGAGTAGGCCGGTTCATTGCGCACCCGTCCGTCCTGCGTGATCGCCCGGTCAACCCGCTTGGCTCGCCGGATGTCCTCGGGCCGTAGGATCGCCTCGGCGACCGGGCGCAGCATCCGGGCCCGCTTCGCTACTGAGGTTGGGTTGGTATGTCGCTGTGCCATCTGTCCCTTTCTATGCGATGATCGGCTCGCCGACGCCGCACGTTTCGAGTGTCAGGTTGCGGATCTCGAAGTCGTCCACGATGTCAACGTCGTCGATGGTTTCCTCGCCGGCGATGATCCGCAGTTCAGCCGTGCCGGGTTCAATCGACCCGCTAAGCGCAATCGAGAGACGCGACCAGTACTGGTCCTGATCGTAATCGTAACGGCGCGGTAGTCGTTCTGCGAGGCGTGGAAGATCGCCCTGCGCCACCCGTGTACCACTCTGCCAGATCTCAAACGTGCTCACGTCCAGCTGGGAATTGTCATTGTATGAGTTGACGCCGTGCCCCCAGCCCCGCGCCGTGATCGTGCTGTAGTACTCCGGCACCTCGAACGCGAACGTCAGTTGCATCCCGTCCGGGGTTGGTCGGCGGTAGTGACTGAGCGTTGCACTGCCGAGGTGCCTGCCCTCCGATCCGATCAGTGTCACCGTCGAACAGTCGTTCCCGGCCGGCAGCACCTGGCCGTGCCCGGCCCACCCCTCCATATCGGCCCAGTAGCCATCATCCGTCACCGACTGGTCGATCCGGGTCAACCAGACGTTCGCCGACGTCTCGACGGCGGTCGGACTGTAGAGGTCGACCGACTCGCCGAGACTGCGCTGCGGGTCGCCCTCCGTGGTCCACGTAAAGACCGTTGACGTTTCGGAGTAGTCGACCTCGTGTGCGTTGCGGGCGGCATCTGCCAGTGCCGTCGTCACGAGCACATCGTCGCCCGTACTATCCCTGGAGTAGCCAGGAGGGTCTAGGAGCGTATTTGTCGGCACCGAGGCGGGGATACTCCTGATCTCAACTGGAACGCCCTGTGCGTCCGTGTAGCGCGCCCCAAATACCTCCCAGTAGGTGACGACGGGATGAAGGTCGCGGTGCTTCCTGAACGAGACGCCGTTGACGCCTTCGGTGTAGGTCGCCTCGGCGCTATTGTTGTCAGGCAGCCCCGAGATCCGCCGCAACCAGAACCGCCCATCGACGTCGTCAAACACCCGGTAGCCGAAGAGCCGGCTCACCCGATCCAGCCAGTCGAGTGGGCTGGTGTCGCGCTCGATCCTGATGATGCCGCTATCGACGCGGTTGTTCGTGCCGAGCAGGAGCGGGGCGCCGGTCGTCGTCGTCGTCAGGTCGTTGCCGAAGAGCGGCACCTGCCGCCGGCTGCACAGCGCCCGGAAGATCTCGTGCAGTGTGCGCGGTCCCTGGTACTCGATGTCTTCCCACTCGGGATAGGCGAGCAGCGAACTCCACCCCTCGGCCCGCACCTCCAGCCAGCCGCCGTTCTCATCGAAGCTCGTCTCGTCCTCGGGGATGCGACCACTGAAGATACGTTGGCGGGCGTCGCCATAGCCGGCCTCGATCATCACCGATGCGCCCAGCGTCACGACCGGATCGCGCGGCAGCGGCATCACCAGCGTCGCCGAGCCGACCAACTGATCCACGCCATGACTGGTATGCGCCTCAACGCAATCAACAAACGAGGCGCCAGTCAGGAAGTCCATGCCGGTTGCCATCGCCGGGCCGACCCGCACCGCGAGGTGGACATCCTTGGTATCTGCGAGTAGCGCTTCCTCAAAGGTCGAAACCATTACGGCACCGCCCGCTGGAACGTGACCTCGACCTCAACCGCGCCGTCTGGATAGAGCACCGGCGCGCCCATCCCGACGAGCAGCGTGTCGGCGAGCCTCACGTAGCCGGTGCCGTGGATCTCTTCGTAGACACCTGCCTCGGTCGTTGTGCCGGCAATCAGGGTCAGTGTTGCCTCGGTCGAGAGGAGCGCGCGCAGGCCGCGGTAGGCGTCGACCGTCTCCAGCCAGACGATGAATGTTGCCCGGCTCACGCCCACCCCTAAGATATGCGTGATCGTCCGGTTGCTGCCCGGCACGTGCCGGGTGGATATCATCGGCTCAGACACAAAGTCGGGCAGGGTGCCGCCCTCGTCACGCAGGACGCCGAAGAGCACATCACCGAATCCGGTCAGGTTGGTCCGTGGTGCCTGTACTGTCATCGCCGCACCCCCTGTCCAGCCCGCACGTCGTTCATCGCCACGGTGAGCGCCGGCACGACGCCCTCAATCACCGCGTTCGTGAGGTCATCAACTCCGTAGACGTTGCCGGCGACGTTGACGCTGACGTTCAGCCCGCCACTGCCGCCGGCGAGCAGCGACCGGGTCTGCGGGGCTGGGGTCACATACGAGCCGTCCGGCACACCGTAGACGCCCCGGTTCGGCACGACGGCCATCCCGCCACCGGCTAGATGCAGGAGCTCCGGCCCGGCTTCAGCGAGTGCGGCCTGCACGATGCCGCCGTTGGCGAAGGCACGAGGACCGACCGGCGATCCCTGCGTGGTAAACCGGGTGATGTGATTGGTGACGATATTGATCGTGCTGGTGGCGACCATGCCGTCGACGGATGCGATCGCTCCTCGCGCGCTGGCTGCAGCGCCCGACGCGAGATCGACGCCGATCGCCGTGAGGGTCGCGGTTTGTCCATTGATCGCGCTAAACGAACCGCCGGCCGCTTGCGCAACCGCCGACGCCAGGTTGACGCCAATCGCGGTGAGTGTCGATGTCTGGCCGTTGACGGCATGAAACGAACCGGAGGCAGAATGCGCCGCCTGTGATGCGAGGTCAACGCCAATCGCCTGCATGTGGGCGGTCGTGCCGTCAACCGCTCGCACGTTGCTGGCAGCCATCTGGGCGACGTCTGATGCGAAGTCTTCGACCTCGACCGTGGCGGTCGCACTCGATCCGTCCAGGTTCCGAAGTCCCGGTATGATGGACTCGACCGCGTCCTGCGCTGCGTTCGCTCCGACGACCGATACCTCAGCCCGCGCCTTTGCGCCGTCCAGGTTCTGGAGGCCCGGCATCAGGACATTGATCGCCTGCTCTGCGGCTTCCGCCCCGACTACGTCGATACTCACCTGCACCGACGGCGGCACCCCGCCCAGCGCGACGGTCAGAGCGTCAACCGAAGCGGTGAGATCCTGAATCGCCGCGGTGGCGCTGACGGCGTCGCCGAAGTTGACGGTGATCGTGCCGTCGGCGCCCTCATTGATGAGCTCCATATCGAGGAGCATCGCCTTGAGAATTGGATCGGCCTGAACAGCGCCCTGGATGATCTGGGTCGCCGCCGCCTCGCCGTTCTTGCCGAGTTCACCGGCGGCAGCCGCTCCGGCCAGCATCACCGCGTTCTGGGCCTTGGCCGCCTCGGTGGCATCCATGAAGCCGAGCGTGACAAGTTGCTGCGCGGCCGGTTGCTCACGAAGCGACTCCAGGTACATCGCCTGCCGACTCGTCAGGTCGGCAATGAGCGGTGCCTGTTTCGCCTGGATTGCCAGCACGTCGGCCTGAATCTGCGCGTTTGCCTGGTGAATCTGCCCCTGCGCGGTGATCGCCGCGCTGTGCTCGTCGACCGTGATCCTGCCCTGTTGTAGCGCCTGGTTGAGAACGCTCTGCCCTTCTGCGGCGGAGACCAGTCCGTCCGCCCAATCGGCAACCTCCTGGCTCTGCTTGCTGATGGCGTCGGTGTTCTCAACGATGACGCGGAAGCCGGCTTCGAGCGCCTCGCTCGCCGACGTCATAGCGGTCGCCATGCCGACGGCGTCGCCGCCGACACCGGCAAAGTTCATTTGCTCGAGTTCGGTGTCGAGCACCCCCAGCGCATTGGCGAAGTCAACCGTCGCCGCCGCTTGCTCGGCGAAGAGCGCCGCAAGTTCCGCCGCTGCCGCCCCGGCCTGCCGCCCGACCTGCGCGAGGCTGGTCCCCAGCATCTCCGTCACCGATACCGCCTCTGCTGCCGCGTTGGAGTACTTGAGGAGGTTCTCGCTGATGGCGATGAGGCCGGCGTCGTATTGGTCGGCGGTGATCTGACCGTTCTCGAATTGGGTGTGCAGCGCGGTCAGGTCGGCCGCCAGCGCGGTCGCGTTGATGCGCTGGTCGTCGAAGGCGTCGGTGATCGCCACGGTAGCGTCGGTGACCCTGGTCTGTTCCTCCGCTGTCCGACTGTAGGCGTCGACCAGAGACATCTCGGTGACGCCGAGCTCGATGGCGCGGTCGCGCAGCGCGTCCGAGTCAGAGAGATACTGCTTCGACGTCGCCGAGACGTCGTCGAGTTGGAGCCCGAAGTTCTCCAGCCCGAGCGCGGCCGAGTCCAGTCCTGACAGACGAAGGTCGAGGGCCGTCGCGGAGAGGCCGTCTATCGCGTCCTCAAAGTTATTGGTGGCTTCGCTGGACGCCTGAAATCGCCGGTACATCTCGATACCGGCGAGCGTCACCGCGCCGAGGCCGAGCGCCAGCGGGTTCGTCGCCAGCGCCAGCGCACCCATGCCGAGGCGCGCCACCATAGCCACTCGCCCGATCGGGCTGAGCGCGGCTCCAAGTAATGTATAGCCTGCACTGATGCCGGGCAGGACACCGAGCAGCGTCTGAAGCGGCCCGGTACTAGCCCCGATCCCCTCTATCCAGTTGTTGAAACTATTGCTGATCCGGTCTATGGAGCCCTGTGTGCTATCGGCATACGCCTCGGCCTGTCCGGCGACCTTCTGCTGAATTGCGGCCAGCACCTCAGTCGCCGTTGCGCCCTCGGCGACGACGATGCCGTACCGGCTCAGCGCGGTCGTATTGCCGGCAAGCGCCTTTCCGATCAGGTTGGAGGCTGTGGCAAGGTCGATGTTGCGGGCACGGGCGAAGTCCATCGCCACGCCGAGCCCATTGAGCGCCACGCCGGCATCGCCCGTCGTGACCGTCATCCTTGCCAGGGCGTCGGCGATCTGATCGTCGGAGAACGATAGGCGCTCGCCGTTCTCGATCGCGGCATCGATCTGCTCGGCGTAGGCTTCATAACTGGCGCCGGTCGCCACGACGGCCGCGTCGAGCCGGGCAAAGGTCGCCTCCTCGTCGGCGGCGGCACGGGCGGCGTCAGAGAGGAAGCCGGCCATCGTGGCGGCGGCAGCGCCGACGGCGGCGTGCGCGGCGCTCAGGCCGTCGAACGTTCGGGCGGCCCGACCAACTGAGCCGCCCAGCGTATCCATGCCGCGCGCACCGTCGGTCCCAGCCTTGGATACCGAGGTGCCCATTCGTTGCGCAGACGACGTGACCTGTCGGAAGACGTTAGATGCGCCGTCCTGTCCGGTTATGACAACACGTAAGGTGCTATCCATGTGCTATGCTGCGTTTCGCATAGGAGGTATCCCCAATGGTCGCCGATCTTCTCTATATCGGCTCAACGCTTCTCGCATTGATCCTTCTCGTCGGCTGCGTCGTCGGCGGGTTGATGCTCGGCTATCAGAAGATGCGAGAGACAACCGCTGCCCGTGAGTACTACGAACGGAAGAACAGCGAAGAGGCTCCATAGCATTACGCCCCCACATCCACCGACGCCTCGGTCATCATCTGTTTGATCCGAGCATCCGCCGCCGCCTTGTCCTCATGCGCCCGTTGTGCGGAGCGGACCCCATCGGTGTAGGCGTTCTGCACCTCGACCGCCTCCGTCCACCGCTCCGCATCGGTCTCGGCGTACTCGTCAGGCCGGAGCGGTGAGAGGTCAAACCAGAGCCGCGTCGCCAGATCCGGCGGCGGCGCTGCTACGGGGCGACCAGCGAGGCGCGACCGTTCGGCGGCGACTCCGTGGGCTCGGGCGTCGCTAATCCTTTTCCCCGGTTGTCGTCCTGACTTCGCTTGAAGGCGTACTTGGTCTGGATGATGAGCCATATCGCCTCGTCCATGTCCAACAGGCTCAGCACCTTCGGTCCGGCCTCCGCCGGCGGCGGCACCGCGATCAGTTCGCCCGTCTCGATGTCGTCGTCGATCACGTTCCACGCCACGACGTAGGGCGCAATCGCTTTGAACGCCTCTTCCATCGTCACGTCGGCGCCGAGTGGGATTGAATCGACATCGCCGAACCGCAGATTGGTCCTGACTGTGACCTTGAGCGGTTCGGACCCTTCCTCCGGCTCGACGATGTCGCAGACGAGATCAGCATACCGCGCCTTGGATCGGCGGTGCCCTCTGACAACGGTCGGCTTGCCCTTCGGCTTGCGGCTCGGCTGTGGCATCGTTGCTCCTTTGCGGAGGTTCTTTCCCCGCTTTCCCCCTTGACGCTACGGCAGCGTCGCCAGCGCGATCTTGGACTCGACCGCGGCCGGGTATCCGGCGACGGTATCCATGTAGGCGAGGAAGGCAAACGTCGCGGTGATGTTCGCCTCGCGCTCGTCCTCGGTCACGGCGTCCCAGCGCAGACGTGGGACGTCGATGCGGGCCAGTTTGCGCGTCTCGGGCGACACGTTGATAACCGAACCCGTCTGCTCGATCCGCATCTTGGCGCCGGTCAAGGCTTCCCACTGCTCGTACTCAGTGCGGCGATCGAACTCCATCCGCACCTGCCCGCTGATCATCCGACTGCCGCGCCCGGTTCGTGAACTCGCCTCCGTGACGTTCTCAGCGAACCACTTTTTCTGATAGTTATTGGTCCACGTCACCGAGAACGAGATGAAGCGGCCGAGCACCTGCGTGGTGCCGATGGTGCCGCCCTCGGCGTCCAGGTAGAGCTTCGTGCCCGGGAATGCGACCGACTCCCGCGTCGGGAGCGTGATCGCCGGCGTGAACGCACCCTCGATGGTGAATACCGTGCCCGCTGCCGCGACCGGGCTGAGGACCGGCGCGGCAAGGGTCAGTGTGTCGGCCGTGTTGCTCGCGATCTTCCGCACCTGCCCAACCCCGGCGCCTCCGGTGAGGCGGACGTAGGTGCCGGCGAAGGCATTGACCGTCCATGCCGCGCCGGTCTGTGTGATCGTGGTCGCGCTGCCGCCGGTGGCGGTGCCGTTCGTCGGCGCCTTGTCGTCCTTGCCCCGCACAAAGAGGTTGCTCGACCACTTCCAGTCGGCATCGGCATCGTCCCGGTCGCCGCTGATCGTGAACTCGTCGTGCATGACGCCGGTCGACTGCCAGACCATGCCGGGCACGCCGTATTCGAGCGTCGCGCTGTCGAGGTCATCCACGTCGAACGTCGGTTGCCGGCGGTAGGTGTAGCCGGGCGTCGCCTGCCCGTCGGTGACCCCTGTGCCGCCACCCTTCACACCGTATCGGGTGAGGATGGCGAAGTCTTCGTAGGTCAAGCCTTGGGCGTAGGTGCCGCTCACGTCCGGGTTGCCAAGACGCGGCGTCAGCATCCGGTCATAGCCACCCGTCGTCTCCTCCGTGCGGAGGAGGGGCCGAGTCGCGCTGATCGACAGGTCGCCGGTCCATCGGGTCGTCGGCACAACCGCCGTGCCACGCACCGTCTCGGTGCCGGCCTGGACACGCCGTTGGCTGACTTCATTCGGGATACTTGTAACCATCGCTCATGTCTCCATCGCCAGCGGCTAGGCCGGCCGGTCGGTCGGTCGTTATCCGCGTTTGCTCTTGGTCTCTGGCTCTGGTGTCACGTCCTCAGCGGCCATCTCATGCAACCGCTCTTCGCTCATCGCGCCCTTGACGCGGGTGTAGCGCGGCTGTCCGGTCGGGCCCGGCAGCGTCGCGTCCCGCAGCTGTTCGGGCGTCAGGTTGGCGACGTCCTCCTCGGTGAGATCTCGCGCCGGAACGCCAGGCAGGATGCCGGGCTCGCCGCTCGGCGTGTACGTTAGGACGACCTTCTCTTCGCTCATGGTGCTAACTCCCCGCGCTTCTGTGGAACTTGATCGAGAAATAGAGTTCGGCCGCGTAGTGCAGATGTCCGGCGTAGTTGACCTGGAGCCGGCTCTGGATAGTTCGCACCTCGCACCGATCGACGTAGCTGGCGGCCCGCATGTAGTCCCAGCCCTCCGTCTCCGGCACGAAGGCGTCAACAATCGGCGTAATCAGGCCCTCAATGGTGGCGAACTCCTGCGGCGTGTGCCCCATCTCTGGGATCAGGAGTTGACAGGTCGCCGATGGCAGCCATCGCTGCTCAGTGCCGCTGCCGTAACTCACGTGGGTCATCTCAGGGCCGCCCCAGTAGATGACCGCCCTCGGCCCGTCCTCAATGGTCGGCGGCGCCGGGTAGTGGGCATCCATGATGCCAGGCACCAGCCGCACCACGTCCGCCATGCGACCGAGCAGCAGCGGCATGTCCATCGCGCTACCTGATCCGCGCTAACGCGCGCTGCAGGGCGGCCCGGAACTCACGCGGCACGAGTGGCCGCAGGTGGTCGAGCGCCGGCTTCATGAACGGTTGCGCCGCCGCTGGTCCGACGTACCGGGCGAAGACCTGCTCGCCACCCTTGGCGACGAACGCCAGCACCCGCGCCCGCACCGGCCCGAACCCGCGCCGCCCCTTCTCAATGGCGATGGGATACGGGAAGCCCTCGGCGCTGCGGGCGTTGGTGCCGAATTCACCGCGCACCACACCGCCGCCGAACGTCGCCGGTTTGTTGACGATGCTGCGCCGCATGTGGCCGGTGTCGACCGCGGCGTGGCTCTGCGCCACCGAGACACCCTGGAGCGTGAGGCGGTTGGTTGCGCCAACCATCTCGGTCTCGAGCACCTTCGGCGCGCCGCGCATCGCCGCCAGCCAACGGTCCAGCCCCACGAACTCGACATTCAGGCCGGCCATCAGACGACGACCTCCGTGGCGAGGCGATAGCGGTCGATGGTGGCCTGCACGACCTCGTACTTCCACGGGTTGCGTACCGGGATAATCAGACCGTCCGGTCCGATCTGCCCGGCCGGGCTCGATACCCGCACCCGGTACTCGTCAACGGTTAGGAACGTCATCACCTCGCGGATGTCGGCAGGCACGCCTGCCGTCTGGTCGGCCCAAATGCCGTTCACCGCGACCGGCCCCCACCAGTAGCCGGCGCCGAGCAGGATGCCGCGACTACCGGCCGCGTCGGTGAACCAGAGTTGGTAGCTAGCCACATCCAGCGCCACGCCGTCGATCGTCACGCTGGTCACGCTCGTGATCGGCGCGGGCAGAATCAGGAGGTCGCTGCTATAGCCGTAGGCGGTGCGCGTTTCGGCAACCGGCGTCGTGCCGAACGACCGGCCGAGCTTGCCGTCAAGCACCTCGGCCAGCCCGTTCTCCAGCAGTTCGACCCGCTCGACCTGCGTCGAGTCGACGATCTTCAGCTGCCGCAGCACGGCATCGCGGTCGGCGTAGCGCATCGCCACGGCTCAGCTACTCCCCGTTCCGCTTGCTGCGATTCTCCGGCGCCGCGCCACGAGCGCGAGCACCGCCCTCCGGCTGACTCACCTCGGGCAGTTCATCGGTCTCGGCGACGTCCGGCTTCTCATCGGCGGGCCGAGCAAGGACGGCGACCTGGTCATCAACGAAGCCGTATTGCGCGGCTGTGACGAGGTCGATCTGCGCACCCTTGCGGAATCGCGTCGAGGTAGCGCCATCCTTGCGCTGCCGTACTTCGTCGTTCTCAATGGTGTAGAACTGATCCGGTCGGTCCATCGTGTGAATCCTCTTTCTTGCCGGGTAGACGCCCACCGGAAGCGACCCCATCCCAATCGGATGAATCGTGCGATAGGCGCCCGGCTGTACTCGCCTCGGCTCCACCATTAGCGGAGCGTCACGTCGGTGAAGCGGCTCGGCGCGTAGATCGGGAAGGCGATCCGCGTCTCGGCCAGGATCGTGATGATGTTTCGCTCGAAGAGGTCACGGTTGCTGTCGGTGGCGAAGATCTGCCCCTGCATCCGGTCCAGCACTGCGGCGCCGCGAGCGAAGTCGCCAACGACCGCCCGACCTTCTGTCAGGTTCTCGTTCTCGACGACCGGCAGTCGCCACATCGTGAACACGCCGCCGCCGGCGGGACCGCCGCCCGGGTACAGGTACTCACCCGTCGTCGTCTTGATGAGCTCGGCGCGTTCAATGTCCATCGGCGAGAGCACGATGCCCGTCGCCGTGCCGCGTCCGACCGTGCGAACGAGTCGCACCGCGCGGCGCAGCCGGTCCCAGTCGTTCGCCGCCGCGCCGGCGGTCGGCAGCGGGTTCGCCGTCCAGTAGGCGGCGTTCAGCACCTGCACGCCGGAGGCGGCGAGGACGCCGGTGATATTCGGCGCAACACCGTTGCCGAGCAGCAACTGGCGGTCGATCCGCTCATCGAGACCTCGGAGCAGGAACTGGTCGATGAGCATCCGCAGCTGACCGTAGTCGTCGAGCGCCTGTCGGGTGGCATAGATGATGTGGGCGATGGTCCGCACCGGCGCGGTGTCGACCGACAGCGCCAGCGCCGACTCCGGTTTGAGGCCGGTCGTTAGGTCGATCGCCTCCGCCACCTCGGCGGCGTTATTGGTGATCGCGCCTTCCTTGACGAACTCGACCGTGCCTCCGTCTGTGGTGCCGCTGGCGAACAGGTCGCGCACCGTCAACTGCTGACGGTCTGGCGTCACGTAGACCGGCAGCCGGTCCTTCTCAACCACCGAACCAAGGCCGGTGTTGTTGACGACGTTCCGGACTTCAGGCGAGACGCCCTTCGCATTGGCGGCCTCGTCACGATGTTCCCGCAAGGTTGATCCAACCCGAAACGCCCGGCTGCTCGTGCCCTGCCCGACGCGCTGCCGGTATTCGTTGAGCGCCTCGGAGTGGGCGAACGCCTCACCGAGAGATCGGTAGCGCGGCGCCTCTTCGCCGGTCTCACTCTCGCGCTGCTCTTCACGCTCACGCGGCACCTGGCCGCTGATGCGCCGACCGTCCGGCTGGCTCGATTGCCGGGCCAGTTCGAGCATCTGCTTGGCGTCGGCGTCGAGCCCTTCGGCGTCCCGCATCTCGCCGTGTAGGGTTTCAATCTCGCCCTTCAGTTCGCGGAATGTGACGAGGTCGTCGCCACCGAGTTCGCCCTTCGCCGCTCGCTCAGCCAGGGGCACAATCTCTTTCGTCTTCGCCGCGATCTCCTCGCGGTATTGCGTCAAGCTACGCATCGCAGTTGCTCCGGTGTTAGGCCGCTCCCCGCCAACAGGATTTCCAGTGCGGCGGCGCGGTCGTCGTCTGTCAGTACGAGGTCTGTCTGTCGTGCCTCTGCGTCCGTGGAGTGGGCAGGCCCGGCTCCGGCGGCTTCGCCCCAGGCGGCGACGAGTTCGGCGATGACGTTGCGCCGTTCTTCGGTCAGGCGACCGGCGCGCAGGTCATCCAAGAGGGATTGAACGGCGTCGAACTGCACCGACGCCCGGATATTAGACACGTCCGCCTTCGGCTGGCTGGCAAACGTCCAGGGAAGTACGCTGATCTCGAATAGCTCGACCTCGGTGATGACCCGCACGTCGCTCGGCGTCACGCCGACATCGGCGGTACTCAGGTCGATCGGGTCGCCCTCGGTCGCCGCCCGATCCTTGCGCCGCTCAAATCCGAACGACATGCCCATCGGCGTGCCGCCGCGCAGATGCGCCAGGACATACGAGCCGGTGCGCCCGTCTTCGATGACCTTGGAATGGTGAAAGAGCCCGGTCTTGTCCTCTTTGAGTTGCAGCGCGGGGCCGACCATTTCAGTCGGGTCGTGGAAGAAGAGGACAGGGATGCGGTCACCCTTCTTACCAAGGGTTTCTCTAAACGCCTTGGGCGCGAACGCGGTGTTATACGAGTCGACCGACCAGAACGCCGAGGCGTGGCCGTCGAACGTGCCAAGGTCACTGTCGACCCGCACCTCGTGGAACGCCCGGACGTCGTAGCTATCAGGGATGTTGAGCGGTCTGGGCATCGGGCTCGCCTCGCACAAAGAGAAACGCCGCGTCACTCGCCTCCTGTGGCGAACGACTGCGGCGCTGGTGCGCTCGACTTGGCCCGGCAGTCTGTGGGCTCTTCGCTTATGTCGTTAGTCTATCACGCCACGTAGCACACTGACCGCACCGCACCGAGGACACGGCTGGTCAACGTCGCCCACTCTCGGTAGGCGCACGGTTTGGTGCGCCACCTTGACGACGATCCGGTCGCCGACGATCTCGGCCAGCGTGCGCCGGCAGCATGGACAGCGCCACCACTGCCGGCCGTTGACCGTCTCCGGCTGGGCGATGTGGACCGCCGCGGTGAGCATCTACACCTCCCCGAGCGGCGTGCTCAGCACCGGCAGCACCGCGAGCGTCCCGTTCGGGTGCTCGGCTTCGACGTGCGTGTCTACCCGATCCAAGTCGACGAGCATGCCATTCCGCTCGGCGCAACTGAGTCCGTCGCTCGCGCCGTAGTCGTCGTCATGGTCCGGGTTGTCGGCCAGTTCCGCCATCCCGACGACGCCGCTTGCACGGTAGCTCTCGGCCGCCGCCGTGTTGTACGCCACCATGCTCTCGGTGCGGGCAACGGTCAGGTGGCGGTTGGCGTAGGTCTCATCGAAGAGTCCGCGCAGCCGGTTCGCCAGGTCGTCCGGCGACGTGCCCGCGTCTAGCGCCTCACCGACCACGCGCTGAATGTCGGCTCGTGTCGTCTCGTTCACGTTCGTGACACGGCCGGCGAGTTTGTGCAGCGCCTGTCGTACCCACGGGCTGTTCACATCCCACGAGACTTCGGTGCTCACCAGTCCGTTCGTGACCACGGTCGCCGCTTCGCCGGCCGACATGTTGAGGGCACGGAGTACGGCGTCGAGTAGCTCGTCTTCAGCACCCCAGTCCATTGCCGATAGTGCACGATACTCGACGTGCTCGGCATCGTGCGCAATCCATCTCGCCTCGCCGACGACCCTATCCCGTTGCCCCTCAAAGAACCGTCGCAGCGACGGCGCGTGCTGATTGCCGACGCGGACGATAGTCTGCTTGGCGGTGTCCGCTAGCCTGGCCCGCACCTCGACCGGGAGGCGATGCAGCCCGCTCGACAGCGCCCTCGGCTCCAGAATGCGCGCCTCGATCACGCTGCCATGCGCCCGACCGTTGCCGTTGGCGCTGAACGGCGTCTCGATCAGGTTGAACGGGATCATAAACGTGTCGGGCCCGTGCTCCTCGACCTGTGCCTCACGCTGAGCGACGTGCCGGCTGATGAGCCCGCCGCCGAACGCCGCCAGCGCCCAGTCTCTCGCCGGGCCGATGTCATCCTGCAACGCCGCCACGTCCGACGTGTCGAACTCCACCGACAGCGTTCGGTCGTCCGTGAACTCCGGCAGCAGGCCGCGGCTGAACGCGCCATCGAGCCGCGCCCAGAGTCCGGTGATGGTCCGCTCGTAGAAGTCGGCACGGCTCTCACTGAAGTTGGTGAAGGTGTTGCGCTCCAGCCCCGCCTTGACGCCGACCAGGCCGGCCGGCACGCCGAACGCTTTGCAGATGTCGAGCTCGGTGACGTCCCGTAGATCGGTGTAGGCCATCTCGTTCAGGTCGAAACCGATGCGCTTCACATCTTCGACGCCGACCAGCACGGCGATGTCAGCCATGCCGTCGGTGCCGCTGAACCGCTGTCGCCACTTCTCACGCAGCGCGTCGGCGTCGGCCTGCTGCATATTGACCCGGCCATTGGAATCGGTGCGCGGGATCAGTCCGTACTGCGGCACGCCGCCCCGCTCAAAGAGCACCTTGATAAAGTCGGTCATCGCATTAGAGATCGACGCCTCGCGGAAGATCACCGACATCGGGCCGGCGCCGTGCGGGCTCTGCGTTGCCGATGGGGCTGGCGAGTAGACGATGGCGTCCTCGGCTTTGAGCAGCGACGGCGTCTGTCCGGGGATGTAGTACTCCCAGTCGGGCGGCGCGTTGGTGCGCGGGATGGGTTTGATCCAGTCGGTGCGCAGCGGCCATAAGCTAATCACCCGACCGTTGACGCTGCGCTCCTTCTCGATCACGCAGAGGTTGGTGACGTCGGCGATCACGCTCACGAGTGTCCAGAACTCCGCCTCGCTCATCTGCGGGTTGGGTTGGCGGATCAACTGCCGCAATGGGTGAGCGGCGACCGGGTTGCCCTCGGCATCCATGACGCGCAGCGGAGCGATCGAAACAGACAGCGCCCGGGCAATGACGCAGGCGTAGATGGTGGCGTTGAGGGCATAGAAGCGGTCGATGTAGGTCGAGACGGAGCGGGCCGGCCAGGAGGGGCGGCCGATGGTGTTGGCCGGGTAGAGCGGCAGGCTGGCCCGCTGCTCCATGATCGTCGACCCCCGCCAGGACGGGTCAGCGGTGAAGAGGCGCGTCAACGTTTCGCGGATAATGCCCATTAGTACTCCATCTCCGGCGGCTCAGGCTTGCCCGCCATCCGTCGCGTCATCCGAAACCCAACCGCGCGAAGCCGTGCCGACGCGAGGTGAATGTCTCCGAGCAACTTGTCGATCTCGTCATGTTCTGGCAAGCCGGCTTGTTGCATATCGTGGCGCACGTCGGAGAAATAGCTGCGCTCCATATCCAATGCGTCAAGACGCGCCCAGAATCGAGACAGAAGGCGACGCTCACTCGCTGATGTCTTGGTGTCCATCACCAGATCTCCACCGTGAGCGGCGTCGTTAGGTCGACGTGCGCGACCATGTACCGAGTATCGTCCATGCCGTGATCGTTCGCCTTGACCGGCTCCTCGCCCTTGCGCCGGCCGGCACCAGTATTCCAGACGTAGCCGGGGAACTCCTCGACCGTCGAGGTGGGTTTGCCGGCGTCGACGAGTTCCTGGTCGCGCTCGACGAGGCTGTCGCGCATGAAGCGCAGCCGCGGCGTGCCGTTCAGCGGGCGCAACCGTTCGGCGACGGCCTGGATGCCCGGCGATACGTCTTTCATCGCCGCCATCGTCCGATACCCACTCGCATCCTCCAGCGTCGCCCGGTCCTCTGCGTCGTGGTCGGTGACGATCTCGATAGGGCGCGGCTCGTTCGCCGACAGCGCCAATCCCTGCGCGACATGATCGGTCACGAGCCGGCGCGTCATGTAGATCTCGCGGTACATGATGAGCCCGCCGTCCGGTTCCTGCGCCCACCACTGCCAGACAAACGGGTTGACGTAGCCGAAGTCGATCGCCCAGTAGCGAGGCCATTCGGGCGGGATCTCGAAGCGATCAATGACATGGATGGCCGGGTCGAACCCCTCATAGACCTGGCCCTCGGCGGCTACCCACAACCCCAACCGATACCGCTTATACCGAACGCCGGTCATGTGGTCGAGCTTGCCGACCACGTAGGCGCGTCCCTCGTCAGTCCAGTCCTCGCGCTTGGCATCCCAGTAGCGCGGGTTGTCTTTGTGGCGGGAGATCAGCCGCAGCATCGCGTCCGTATCGGCCCGCTGGTTCAGCCAGTGCGTCGGCGTGTCTGGGTTGCAGTCGCCGATCAGTTGCTGATAGGGCATGACGCCGTTCCGCATCCGGCCGAGCAGCGTTTCCCATTCCTCCAGCGTGAGCTCGATCGCCTCGTTGATGTAGGCCAGGTCATACTCCGTCGAGAACACCGCTTTCTGATCCACGCCACCGACAACGATCACGCTACCGTTCGGGTATTCAAACTGCGCCGGCGTGATGGTGTTGCCGCCAAAGTAGCGGACGCCGTAGTCGCCAGACCCGAGGACGTGTTTCTTGAAACTGACCAGCGCCGAGGCTCGTAGCGCCGTGTTCGTCTTGCGGAGCACCAGTCCGCGCATCCCCGGGTAGTCGAGCGCTGCAGCGTGGATCTTCCAGAGCGCGGCTACCGTCTTGCCGGTGCCGAACGGCCCCTCGATCAGCACCTCCGGCGCCGTAAACGCCGGGTCCGTCGCGTCGAAGAGTGCCCAAGCCGCGCCGCGCGGTCGGTACTGGACGACGCCGAGGTCGGGCGGCGGCAAAGTGGCGACCATCAACCTTGCCCTTCGTGCAGCGTGCGCCAACAGAACGCATCACGTTCGGGGTTGCCACGCGGATACGGTTGCCGCAGATAGTCAATGCACTCTCGTACATTCCGCGCATGTTCGCGGTACATCACGACGCCTAGCACGGCCCATCCGACAAGAAAAATCACAGTCACCGCGTACACGATCTCCACTAGCTCGCTATCCCCGTATGCTCGACGCGGATCTTTGCCTCGACCTCGAAGTCGTGCAGCCGCCGACGCGTCGCCTGCTCCAATGCCAGCCGTACGACCATCTGCAGCGCGTCGATGCTGAGCATAGGTCCTAGCTCGTCGTCGTGCGGCACGTCTTCGACCGCGACGGAGACCCGGTACACAAGCGTGGTCATGGACGCGCCACCGATTCATTCAGGGTAACAAACTCGCCGTGCAATTCCTTCGCCAGCCGGTCACGAGCAGCGGCGGCCTCTTCTTTCGTCGCGTGCCATCCCGCAAAGTGATGGCGTCCACGAAAGTGTACCCGCGCCCGGTAGGGTTTGTTTCGCTTGGGCGCGTATTCGACACCCACGTACCCGACTGTGTTGTTGCGCTGCAACCCCTTCCGGTTGCACTGGTTTTGCGTGCCTGTACAGGCACGCAGGTTGCTCCGGCTGTTGTTGAGCCCGTCGCCGTCCTTGTGGTCGACGTTTGGCGGAAAGCCCATGATGAGCCGGTGCATATACATGGTGCGCCCGCCGGGTCCGTGTGACACCACATACCACGTATGGGGGTGATTGACGGCATGCCAGCGATATTGAGACACGAGCGGGTAGTCCGCCTCGTCGATGATCGCCTCTTTGCCCTGCGTGAGCGGGATGCGCACAACCATCAATCCGCCACCTCCACGAAGAGCGGCAAGGTGGCGTGGGTGGGCACTTCAATAACCACCTCATGCCGTGGCCTTCGCCCACGCCGCGCTGCGCCTTCAGCCGTCTCGGTGCCGAAGGCTCCAGATGTCACGCCGACCGGCGGCTTCTTCGCATACTTCAGCCCGTCCTCGCCGAACCGCTGCCAGTGGGCAATGCGACCGCGGGCGATGTCGTCGAGGTAGTGCGCGTCCTGCTCGATGCCGACGAAGCGGACGCCCTCAAGGACGGCCGCGATCCCCGTGGTGCCGCTGCCGAGGAACGGGTCGAGGACAAGGCCGCCGGGTGGGGTGACGAGGCGAACCAGCCAGCGCATGATGGTGATGGGCTTGACCGTGGCATGGTCGTTGGCGGCTGGCTTCTGCTCCCACTCGATCGGATTCTTGGCGGTTCCGCTGCGTCGGCTCTTCGTTGCCCACTTGTCGGCGTCCGTCACCTTGTGCTCCGGCATCCCCTCCAGCCCAGCATTCCGTTCCGCCCGGCTCGCCTTCGCCACATAGCGGAACCGCGGTGCGTCCGCCTGGTCGATCGGCAGCGGCTCCGCATCTGGCGCGAACGTGGCGAAGTACTCGCTTGGTCCGCTTGCCGCCTCGCGACGCCGACCCGGCAGCGGTGCGAAGTTGGTGCCGCCGCGTTCGGTGTATCGTCGATCGGCACTCGCTTCACCATCGCGACCATTCTCCGGCGCATCCGGCGCGAACGTCGCAAAATACCTGCTTGCGCCTCCGGTGTCTTCGTAGCCAAACACGGTGCCCGGCTTGTTGTACTCGCCATAGATCCCGCGCTTGTCTCCCGCCTGTTGGTCAAGCAAAAATACCGGGCAGTCCTCGACGCACTCCCACGCGGCGACCTCTTCCATGCCATCGGCGGCGGCGTAGCCCGTGCGCTCGTGGTCTTGGAATCGCCAGCCTTCGGTGGAGTCGCGCCGCGCTGCT